ATTGGCATCCAAGCCAAGCGGTGCGGTATTTCGTTCCGACCGCCCATCTTATGCGTCAATGACTAAATTTGCGGCAGAACAAATTGATATGTTTGATAAAAACGAAGAATCTATTGCTTGTTTTTGCGGTGATTAAATGAAATACCAACTAACGAGTGAGGCGCAGGCTAAAGCCTTGATGGTCACGCTGTGGCCAAAGGTGCTTACCGCTCTAAATGCCGGCAAACCGCTAGTGATGGAGATTAAAGTTGCCGACAAGAGCAGAGACCAAGAGCAAAAGTATCACGCCATGATTAGCGAGATAGCAACGCAGGCACAGCACATGGGCAGTAAATGGGATGCTGAAAGTTGGAAACGACTATTGGTTGACCAGTTTTGTAAAGATATTGGGTTAAAAACGGGCGTAGTAATGCCTAATTTAAGTGGTGACGGCATAGTGCAATTAGGCTTTCAGACAAGGAAGTTTACCAAAGAACAAGCGTCAGAATTTGTGGAATGGCTATACGCTTGGAGTGCAGAACACGGGGTGTTACATGAAACTGATGAATAACCCCTACGCTACGCACATAGACTTTTTTAGTTTTAAGGGTTTCTTTAAAAATAACCCAAATGCAACGCCAAGCAATCTAGACATGATTTTTGAGCGCAAGGGTAAATTCTTAGTAGGTGAGTGGAAACGCCCAAACGAAAAGATAAGCAAAGGTCAGGAAATCTTACTGAAAACCCTAGCCAAACAGGAAAACTTTGTGGTTTTGATAATCCAAGGCGATACTGACGGGGAGATGGTGGTAAACAAATTCTGGCGCGTGGTGAATGATAAATGTGAGCAACAAGGCGAATCCGCAGAGGATTTAAAGGAATTTATGAACCAATGGTATGAATGGGCAGATGAACAATAAACCTACCCTCAAAGAGCGCAACCACCTAGCAAAGATAAAAGAGATGAACTGTGGGGTATGCGGTGCAGCTGGCCCTAGTGACGCACATCACATTGTCCAGCACGAACAATACTTGTGTATACCGCTATGCAAAGACTGCCACCAAGGGTCATTTAATGGCATCCACGGGGAGAAACGTATATGGAATGTCTACAAGGTAGACGAAATGTCTGTACTAAACGAGACCATTCGGTCTTTGGTAAGATAAATTCGTTGGTAGCCGAGTAAGGGTTAGCGCCTTACCTTTCATGTTGTGCAAATACAGAAAGACGGAAACACTGCTTTATGTGGCGGCTACCAACACCTTATTTACGAAGTGCAGGAATACCAGCCTCTGGTTGGCCTTGGGCTTCATGGCTACGACGCATAGGATGGGCATGAGCCATATCGGTCTTTTCGTGTTCTTTCAATTCTTTTTCGAGTTCTGCAATCTTGCGCGACTCTTTCTTATGCTCGCGTTCCATTTCATAATGGCCAGTAGAGGTAGCGTTGCGCTTAGACTCAGTAATTTTAAAATTGGTAGGCATTGGAAAAAACTCCTATAATGGTGTGGACATTGTACAATGTCGATTAACCTTGCAAGGAAATATCATGGGAAAAATGGACAAAGAGATGTTTAAAACTGGTCGTAGCGGTGAGAAAGTGCCTATGGGCGCATTGTCATCTGATACCTCTGGCGAGCGTAAAGGCAAAATCGTTGGTGGTGTTGCTATGGGTAAAGAAGACAAAACGATGGGCATGGAAGGCGAGTTTAATACTGGCAAGACTGCTGGCGTTTGTTATACCCACGACCGCTCACACTATCGTTAAAAGCGAAACCCCAGTAGTCTAGCGGGACTAAAGGGGTTTCTAACCAAATCAAAAAAAGGTTGATATGGCTACTGAGCATTGTAGAGACTGTCGGCATTACCACGATAACGGCTCGATATTAGGGCTGTGCCGTAGGTATCCGTTGTATCAAAACCGCAGTCCAAACGAGACTTGCGGTGAGTTTTCGGTGAAAGCAGTTGCCGAACTTACCCCCGTTAACGCGGGGGATTTTTTGCCTGACCCAGTTAAGAAGCGTATGGGCAGACCACGCAAAGAAGCAAAAGAGGTGGCAGAATGAATGTACGCCCATTAAGAGACAAGATTATTGTCAAGCCAGAGCCTCGCGTTAAATCCCTAATCTTAGACACATCGTTGATAGCAGAGGCTGAATCAATCGGTACTGTGGTAGCAGCTGGTGAAGATGCGCTAAACCAAGGCGTTAACATTGGTGACCGAGTGCTGTTTGGCACATTGGCTAAACAATACAAAGACGAATACTTGAAGTTTGAGGAATTAAACTTAAGTGGTGAGCGTCATTTAAAAATGTCATGGCAAGATATTGCCGCAATCTTGGAGGAAGTATGAAAGCAGGTCTTTACGCAAACATTCACGCTAAACAAGAGCGGATAGCAAAAGAGAAGAAAGAAGGCAAGCCAGTAGAGAAGATGAGAACGCCAGGCTCAAAAGGCGCACCTACTGCTAAAGCATTTAAAGAATCGGCAAAGACCGCAAAGAAATGAAAAAGCACGACAAGCCCATAGAGCATAAAACCACGGGTAAGGGCAAGACCTACAACCCTACGGACAAAGGCGCTGGAATGACGGCTAAAGGTCGTGCTGAGTACAACGCTAAGAACAACGCCAATTTGAAGCCACCAGCCCCAAATCCCAAGACAAAAAAAGATGAGGGCAGGAAAGCATCATTTTGTGCGCGTATGGAAGGCGTAGTAAAGAACGCCAAAGGGCCTGCAGAACGGGCAAAAGCATCATTAAAGAACTGGAACTGCTAATGAACAAAGAACTAATCACCTTACGAATCCAAGACCTAATCGCCAAAGGTAAGGAATTGGAAATGCAGCTGCACCAAATCAATGGTGCTATACAACAATGTCAGTGGACACTAACCGAGATGGAGAAGCCTGATGCTGAAGAAATCGACAAGTCCGAAAGCGTTTAAAGAAAACATCAAGACGGAGATAAAGGCTGGTAAACCAGTCCGTCAAGCCGTTGCCATCGCCTACGCTGAGAAGAACGCAGCACAGAAAGCCAAGGCTAAAAAGTGACTGAAGAGAAACGCCCAGTTGGTAGGCCAACCCTCTATGACCCATCCTTTTGTGAGCGGGTGATAGAACTCGGTCGCATTGGTAAGTCTATTGAGCAAATAGCCGCCAACTTAGGGTTTTCCACTAGGGTCTTATTCGATTGGAGAGATAAGCACCCTGATTTTCTGCACGCCTTGGAATATGCAAAAGAATTAGAACTAGATTGGTGGGAGACAGTAGCCCAAGCGATGATGGTTGAGAACAAAGATAGCGACAAACTTAACTCTTCAATCTGGTCACGCAGTATGGCTGCACGATTCCCCAAGAAGTACAGAGAAAGCACAAAGACCGAGATTACTGGTGCTGATGGTGCGCCTTTGATTACGGGCATCAATGTGACCTTTGTAAAGCCTAATGGAGAGTAATGCACAGTTTCCCGTAAAGATGGCAAGCCTGTTTGATAAGGCGCGTTACAAAGTCTATTACGGGGGTCGCGGTGCTGGTAAAAGCCATTCAGCGGCTAAAGCGTTACTGATACTAGGCGCTAAGAGCCAAATCCGTGTGTTGTGCGCCCGTGAGTTTCAGACCTCAATCAAGGATTCTGTACACAAACTGCTGTCAGACCAGATAGAACTATTGCAGCTACACGGCTTTTACGAAATAACGCAGACTGCTATACGCGGTAAGAACGGCACAGAGTTCGCCTTTGTGGGATTAAAGAACAATGTGGCTAACGTCAAATCGTATGAGGGCGTTGATTACTGCTGGGTAGAAGAAGCACAGACAGTCAGCCGGCATAGTTGGAATACCCTGATTCCTACCATCCGCAAGGAAGGTTCTGAGATATGGGTCACATTCAACCCAGAGTTGGAGTCAGACGAAACTTACCAAAGATTTGTTGTTAGACCGCCAGAAGGTGCAGTAGTACAAAAGATAAACCACAGCGATAACCCGTGGTTTCCAGAAGTATTGGCATACGAGCGTGATGCGCTAAAGAGCCGAGACCCAAGCGCTTATCAAACAGTATGGGAGGGCTTATGTCGCCTAACTGTGGATGGCGCTATCTTTGCCCAAGAAATGCAAGTGGCAGAGTTAGATGGGCGCATCACAAAGGTTAATTACGACCCTACAAAGCCTGTCCACGCAATATTTGACCTTGGGTGGGCTGACAGCACAGCAATCTGGTTCTTGCAGTTCATAGGCATGGAGACTAGGCTAATCCGCTACCACGAAGATAACCAAAAGACCATTAGCCATTACCTAGCCTTGATGCAAACCTATGGCTATATGTATGACACGTTGTGGCTACCTCACGATGCACAGAACAAAACCTTGGCAAGCAACGGCAAGTCGATAGAAGAGATTGTCCGCGCAGCTGGCCACAAAACCCGCATTATTGAGCGCACACCGATAGTCGATAGCATCAACGCAGCCAGAACGATATTCCGTAATTGTTGGTTTGATAGAGAAAATTGCTACGATGGTTTACAATGCCTCAGACATTACCGCTATGAGGTAGACCCAGAGACGGGTCAATTTAGCCGTAATCCTTTGCACGACCAATACTCACATGGCGCAGATGCGTTTAGATATATCGGGCTAATGATTAACGAGCCAAAGCCAAGGCGTAAGGTTCAGACACAAAACTATGGTCAGAACAACAGTTGGATGGGATAAATATGGCAAATGACTTTGACCCAGTAATCACCGAAGCGGTAGAGTTTCTCAAGTTCTGCAATGACGCAGACACGATGAACCGCCAAGAAGCGCTAGAAGACCTAAAGTTTGTATCTGGTGACCAATGGCCAGTCGAACTACAAAACAGCCGTAATCTCGAATCACGCCCATGTTTGACCATCAATAAACTAGATGGCTATTGCCGGCAAGTTGCTAACCAACAACGCCAGCAGCGCCCACGCATCAAAGTTCACGCTACTAATACGCATGAGCAGATGGTGGAAGCCAACGACATCCAAGGCATTATTCGCCACATTGAAGTTAATTCCAACGCAGACCACGCCTATGACAACGCCTTTGACTATGCGGTACGCATGGGTTGGGGCTTTATGCGTGTCCGCACAGACTATGTGTCTGAGGATTCGTTTGACCAAGAAATCTACATTGACCCAGTAGACAACCCATTTACTGTCTATTACGACCCTAACAGCATATTGCCTGACGGCTCTGACGCTGAGAAGTGCCTGATTACGACAATGATGCCCAAAGAGGTGTTTAGGTCGTTGTATCCTGAGAATGACGATGGCACATCTTTTACCCAGCGAGGTACGGGTGATAGCCAATCGGAGTGGATTACCAAAGAAGATATTCGCCTAGCCGAGTATTACTACACAGTACGCGAAAAGGCTAAGTTATACCTATTAAGCGATGGTTCTAGCACCTTTGCTGATGACAAAGACTTCTTTAATCGCTTGGCTATGGCTGGTATATCGGTCATTGACACACGCGAATCGTACAAAAGAACTATCAAATACAAGAAACTAACCGCCATTGAGGTGATAGAAGAGCGTGATTGGCCAAGCCGATATATCCCTATTGTTCCCGTTTATGGCCGTCATGTGGTTATCGGTGATAAGCGTAAGAAGTTTGGCATGGTGCGCTACGCTAAAGATAGCCAGCGTATGTATAACTTCTGGCAAACCTCGATTACCGAATCCATCGCCCTTGCGCCTAAAGCCAAGTGGGTGATGGCAGAAGGTCAAGACGAAGGTCATGAGAACGATTGGGCGCAAGCCAACATCAAGTCATTCCCTTTATTGCGTTACAAGCAAACAGACATTGAGGGTCGTACAGCGCCACCTCCACAGCGCCTGCAACCAGAGCCACCTCCTGCGGGAACTATGGCGGCAGCTGCCATAGTCTCTGACGATATTAAAGCCATCATGGGTATCTTTGACCCTGCACAACTAGGTCAAGGCAATATCTCAGGTAAGGCGCTAAATGGCCAGCAACAGCAAGTTGACCTGACTAACTACGATTACTACGACAATCTGACCCGTTCGATTGCCCATGTAGGCAAGATTATTCTTGACCTAATCCCTAAGATTTACGACACCTCGCGTGTTCTGCGAATCATTGGTGAAGATGGCAAGCCAGATATGTTGCCGTTAAACCAGCAAGATGCCATAGGTAATATCTTGAACGACACCTCAATCGGTCAATACGATGTGGTGATGGAAACAGGCCCAGGCTACAACAGCAAGCGCCAAGAGGCAGTCGATGCCATGATGCCGTTATTGTCTAAGCCAGAATTGTTCAACATTGCTGGTGACTTGGTGTTTAGGCAGATGGATTTCCCTGGCGCTGACATCATTGCTGACCGCCTTGCCGCATCTAACCCATTGGCGCAGATTGACGAGAAATCAGATATACCGCCCCAAGTACAGATGCAGCTGGCGCAGGCTAAACAGCAAGTTCAGCAGATGCAACAGCAAATGGAAGCCATGCAAACGCTTATCCAGCAACGCGGTGATATTGAGCAAGTCAAGCAAGAAAACGAGAACAAACGCGAACTTATGCGCCAGACCGCCAAGGCACATAACACCGAAACAATGGCAGAGGTCAAGGTCAACGACCAGAACACACGCTCAATCACAAGTCAGAATAAGACCGAGATTGATGCGATTGTTCAGTTGATGCTGCACAGAATGGATACCGCAAGGCTCACAGAAGAGATTGATAAACGCAATTCAGAACAGAATCAATCAATGATGATTGCGGCAGAGGACATCGGTCAAGGGGGTAATCCTTTGACACAACAACAATAAAGTGGTAAATTAACCACACCTTACCCGTGAGGTTCACGGGGTAAATCCGTAGGGACACGTAATGTCTGAGAAAGAAGCCGGTCATGTATTGACCAGCGAGAACTCGCAAGAGTTTTATGCAAATAGATTAGGTTTAGCCGACCAACCCGAAGTTGAGGCTGTGCAAACAGAGCCAACCGAAGATGCGGAACGGAGTGAACCAGTCGAGGAAAAAGAGCAAGAGGAAAAGCCTAAAGCAAATCCGAAACTCGAAAGACGTTTTTCTGAGATAACTAAGCAACGTGAAGAAGCGCGTAAAGAAGCGCAACAAGAGCGTGAAGCAAGGCAAGCCTTAGAGAGCCGTTTAGCGGCACTTGAGAGACAGCCAGCGCCACAAGCGCCTAAAGTCGATGAAGAGCCACAGCCAAGTCAGTTCAACGATGCGTTTGAGTATGCCAAAGCCCTAGCGGAATATACGGCTGACAAGCGAATTGGTGAGATGCGTAAGCAAGATGCAGAGGCTAAAGAAGCACAAGAACGCCAGAAGGTCATTGACCAATGGGCAAACAAAGTGCAAGCAGCTAAAACATCATTGCCAGACTTTGATGACATTGTTGCGTCTAGTGATGTAGTCGTAAATGACGATATTCGTGATGCGATTCTTGAGAGCGATGTAGGGCCACAAATCCTCTACCATCTGGCTGAGAATGAAGATGTTGCAAAGAAAATCGCGGGCTTGAGTGCTAAACAAGCGTTAAGAGAGATAGGTAAGTTAGAGGCAAGGTTTGAGGTAAAGGAAACTGCACCTGAGACTAAACCTGTTGTTCGTAGTAAAGCACCAGCGCCAATCCAACCGCTAAGAGGGTCTAGTCCTGCTGATACGCCCATGTCCACCACAGGTGAATGGCATGGAACATTTCAAGCATGGAAAGAAGCCCGCAAAGCAGGAAAGATTCGCTAAACCTAATCTTTTTTTAAATTTTTAAAGGAAATGAAATGAGTAATCAATTACTTACCATCTCCAAAATCACTAACGAAGCGTTGATGGTTTTGGAAAACGAGTTGACCTTCACTTCTGAAGTCGACCGCAATTATGATGACCAGTTCGCTGTTGTCGGTGCAAAGATTGGTAACACAGTCAATGTCCGTAAGCCTGGTCGTTTCATCGGAACTACTGGCCCTGCGCTGAACGTAGAAGACTTTAACGAG